TACTGATTGGACACAAGTAGCTGATGCACCTGTTGACAAAACAGTATGGGCAACATATCGTCAAGCCTTGCGTGACATTACAGCGCAAGAAGGTTTCCCTTGGACAGTAACTTATCCTGACAAGCCATGACACAAGAAGTAACTCACGAACAAATCTACGAAAGACTGCTTGCAGTTGAGAATAAAGTGGATTCTATAGACAAGAACACAAAAGGTCTTGTAGATGCTTTAAAGGCTCTTGATGGGGCTTTTAAAGTATTGGGGTGGGTTGCTTCTGCTGCCAAGCCTATTCTATGGGTTGGTGCGTTAATTATGGCTGCTGGTGCTGTATGGCAGACTTGGATTAAAAAATGAACGATTGGGCTGTGGCTTTTACTACCGCAGTCCTTTTCTGCATTACTGTCGTCTGGTGTTTTTACATCATCGTTTGGGCTATGTCGTGAAATGGCTACTGGTGCTTTCAATATTGTTTACATTGGTGGCATCTAGTAAAGAGAAAACTGAATACAGATGTGTTAGATGGGCATGGACAGGTGATGTTTACAACAGGAATGTAGTATGCCTTGAGTGGCAAAAAGTTGATAAAAAATGATACTTAGCCCCGAAGACGCATTGGATGGCTTACAAAATGCCATCAATCTTGTTAAGAAAGCGCAAGCCGTTGCCAAGGATTTAGGCGGTTTGGGGGTGATGGTTGGGCGACTGTTTGATGCCAAGAGCCAAGCTACAAAGGCGATGGTTCAAGCCAAGCGGTCAGGCAACAAGAGTAACTTTGCCATAGCAATGCAAATAGAAAATGCTTTGATGAATACGGCTAAGTTGGAATCCCAGCTTCAGATGCTCTATATGCAGACAGGCAACGTAGACGTATGGAATAAAATCAAGGCTAGAGCCGCAGAGATGGACAGAGATGATGCCATAGCTGCAAGGGATGAAAAGTTAGAAGAAAAGAGGCTCAAGGAAAAAGAACAGCGAGACTTGGAAATTGGTCTGGCTGTTGGTGGTGTTATCTTTGTGATTTTTCTACTTGTTATAGGTTTGATTGAGTTAAAAGAATTCTGCGATACAACTCGCAGATGTGGGCGATGACTTGGTTTGATATATTGCTTTGGTCTGCTGTACCTGTTAACTATCTCTTTTGGATAGTTGTTTATTCACGGCTGGTAAATGAATGAGTATCAAAAGACCTTTGATGAACTGCTCAAATGGTGGATTCGTGGGGCGGTGGCTTGGTATGTGCTAGGATTTTTGCAGTTCCTGCCAGACTCTTTGTCAAATAAGATTATGGATAAACTACTTGGAATGATTGGACTTGGATAATGCTATCTCTATTTTCTACACTCGGTGGCTTGTTAATCTCAGGCTTACCTAAACTACTAGACTTCTTTCAAAATCAGGCTGACCAAAAGCATGAACTTGCTTTGGCTAGGATGCAGACAGAGAGAGAACTACAGATGGCTGCTGCTGGCTTTGCTGCCCAAGAGCGTATTGAGGAAATCCGCACAGACCAAGTTGCCATGCAGTCTGAGGCTCAGATGACAGAAGCTGCTTTAAAGCACGATGAGAAGGTGTTAGAGAAGGCTTCCCAATGGGTTGCTTCTTATGTTGGTACTGTTAGACCTACAGTAACCTATATCTTTGTGTTTGAGTTATGCGCCATCAATGCTTGGATTGCGTACTACATTTATTCAAGACCTATCTTGGTTCAGAATATGGATGACTTGATTCGCTTAACAGACATTATCTTTTCAGCAGATGAGATGGCTATGCTTGGGGGGATTATTGGCTTCTGGTTTGGCTCAAGAGGATGGGCTAAGAAATGAAGATAAGCAAAGAAGGCGAACACCTGATGCACTTCTTTGAGGGCTACAGGAACAAGCCATATCGGTGTAGTGCTGCCATTTGGACGGTGGGATGGGGTCACGCTATGTACGCTGACCAACTAAACCTACCAAACGTGCGTAAAGAGGGTTACACAGGGCTTATCAGGTCTGATTACCAACTTAAAGGGGAAGACAATCGTGTATGGTCAAAAGAGGAACTGGTTGATTTATTCAAGGTGGACATCAATCTTTTTGAGCGTGGTGTTCTTCGACTTAGCCCTAATTTGGTTAATCATCAAAGCAAATTTGACGCTGTTACCAGTTTTGCTTACAACGCAGGGCTAGGGAACTACCAGCGTTCCACAATCCGCATGAAGGTTAATCGTGAGGATTGGGAAGGCGCAGCAGAGGCTTTTATGTCGTGGACTAAAGCGGGTGGTAAAGAAGTGGCTGGTTTGGTTAAACGCAGAGTAGCTGAGAAAAAGCTATTCCTTACCTGATTCTTCTGAGAGGCTCTTGAAACTTCTCGGGTGGTGGGGGTAGCATCTTCTCACTTGGTGGTGTCCAGCCAAACTTTCTCCAAATGGCTTGAACGTCTGAACCAGAAGACCACTTAAAGTCTTTGTTTGCTACTGAAGGGTAACTAATCTTGGAATAAGGTGGTTTTTCTATCATTAGATTGCTTTCATCACTCGTTGTTTTTTGCCAGAACGTCCGTCTTTAGTTCCTGTAATCTCAATAAATCCTTTGTCTAGCAAAGCACGATAACGTGGAGTTATTGATGAGTAACGATGCTCTGGTAGTGCCTCTAGCACTTCATCCGAGATACACCCGTTTGGAAAGCCTTTAATAGCCTCGTAAACGATTTGTTCTAGCTTGGTGCTATCTACCCCTTGCGCTGCTTCTCTTGAGGTTTCTGGGCTATCTTTGCGATGTAACTTAAATGGCTCAGTACCAAAGAATCTGTCTATTGATTCTTTCATGTTGTCAAAAAGGTCTTTCATTATTTTCTCCTTGAGGTGAGGGTACTAACTGCCCGCCTACTAGCTTTCAAAAAAGTAAAAAGCAGCGTTCCCCTCGTTAACTTAAAATGGCATATCTAAATCGTCAAAATCTTGTTGTTTAGTTTTCTTATTTAGTGAAGCATCAGCGTTTTTATTCTTGATAGACAAGGACATGAACTTCTGTCCATCCTTGCTTAGTTTAAGCCAAGCAGATAGCCAATACTCCACACCATCTACATTTAAGCTACCTTTGTAGTCAGGAAACTTGGCATCGTCCTTTCTATCGTTCTTAAAAAGACTTCCTCGGTTTGTATTATCGTATTCCATATTTATCCTTTAGCGTTCTTTAACGCTGACCTTACTTTACTAGGAAGCAATGTCCATAGAGCAACTTTTTGTTCGCTGTCTAAGTTCTCTGCTTCCAACTTAACCCAAGCTACTTTTGGGTCACCTTGCTCACAGACAGCAATTAACTCCATTGCTAACTCTTTGAGATAGTTCTGCTCATCCTCTGGGATGGTATCCATTGCACCCTGTGTAGGCGTAATGATAATCTTTTCTTCCTTGATAGGCGCAGAGGAATCTAAAGCATCATGCTCAACGATTTCCATTGCTGTAACCCACAGGTAGCGTCTGGTGTATGTTTCTACTGCACCAAGGTTCTGGATAGGATGGCAACCCTTTAGGTTAGCTTCTGCCATTGGTGATGTGATGACAAGGCTAGTGCCATCGTCTGTGTCTGTGATGGTCAGGCTTGCTATCTCTGTATCGTAGGACACTACACCACACAAACCAACTTCATTAAAGATTTGGTTAATCGTGGGGATAAAGTCACCAAGTTCAAAGTAACTGTAGCCAGCAAACTTGTTGTGACCAGACTTCTTTAGGGGTGCGTTTTGCAACATGATTCGTGCTGCCATTAACTTCTTGTGTACCATTTTATTTTCCTTTACTTAAATATTCTTCAATCATTGCTTCTTTGTCTTCATCGTATAAATCCTCGAAAGGTACGAAGTGATTTTCTCCACAGCATGAGCCAGATGTTTTAGGCTCAGTGCAGTAGCAACAGTAGTCGCCATGCGATAAATCCTTGATTGCGTCTTGTCTTGTAATCATTGGATTCTTCCTACATTCTTTGCCAACAACCATTTGTCTCCTAACTTCAAGACTGACCTAATCCACTTGCGCTGGTTGTACTGGTTAACTTCTTGTGGAACTTCTTTGTTGTTATAAAGTTCTCTTGCTTTGCGTCTTAATTGTTCTGTTTGCATTAGCCTCTCCAAGCCAGTAGTACACCGATACCGCCAAAGATGATGATTGCTAGTGTCCATTCAATAAACTTTTCCATTTGGTTCTCCTTTAATTGGGGGACTAAGCCCCCTGTTGATTTAGCCATTCCAATACTCATTGAACGACATTGGTTGTGCATAAGTATTCCATGCTTCACGATTTGGAAAGACTGCGTAAATATCCATCCAATTTGTTGTTTGACCAATTTCAAGAACTTTGCCATCAGCAAGCTGAAAGCATTTACTGCGATTGTCAAAAACACGATGACCTTGAATTTGCTCTGCGCCATTCATGTCAGGGCGTGAAATTGGACGTTCTGGTTGAACTACGTTAGAGTTCTTTTCTTTCCAGTTTGCCAAGTACGATTCGTATGCGTTGCTCATTTACTTTTCCTTAATTACCCACTTACGTTTTGTTATGGGCTGACGCAAGTATAGCAAAGTAAACAGACTAAACAAGCTATTTATCTAGGTGTTTACCCTAAAAACAACAAATAATTTATTTGCTACAATGTTTAGATGGATAAACAAACCGCTACCACACTTGCTGGCTCACAGAGTGAGCTTGCTCGTATCCTCGGCATAACTAGGGCTGCTGTCTTTCATTGGAAGACAATCCCAAAATTACGCATTTATCAACTAAAAGAACTCAAACCAGAGTGGTTCAAATGACACAAGAAGCAGTTATCAGATGCCTACAAAACGGCCCACTTACTTCCTACCAACTAGAGGATTTAACAGGCATACCAAGGCTATCTATTGCAGCTTGTTGCACCAAGATGAGTTACAAGAAGAAACTAAAAATTGGAAAAATTAAGTTAGGGCGTTCTTGGGTTTCTCAGTACACGTTAGAGCCACACATGATTGAGGCTCAAAAGGCTGCCAATGATGAGCCTTACGACAAGTTAAATCCTTTCGACATTCGTAATGCCAAGGGTATCTTTAGCAAGGCTGAATATGCGGTGATGAACGCCCAAGCTACACGATTGTTTGGTAAATCGTTTTCAGAAGATATTACAAACAACCAGTTTATTTGATACAATGATTTGAAACACGGCTAGGCAGGGAGTAATTATCCTGCCGAAAAGAGAAGTCTCCCCTCCTGCCGATTGTTTCTTTTTGGGAGAATTGGAACATGAGACAGCTATGCACTATTACCAGTTTAATATTGGTGACTACCACAGTCACACCTTGCACCTTTCCGAGATTGAGGACTTGACCTACAGGCGATTGCTTGATTGGTACTACCTACATGAATCTCCAATTCCTAACGATTTAAATGAAGTAGCTAGACAGATTAGGATGCGTTCGCATAGCGATTGCATTACGACTGTATTGCTAGAATATTTTGAGCGTACTCCAGACGGATGGGTTCACCATCGTGCTGACAAGGAAATTGAGAAGGTTGGCGAGAAATCTACTAAGGCAAGCAAGAGTGCCAAGATTAGATGGGATAAGGTTAAGGATGCGAACGCATTGCCAACGCAATCCGAACGCAATGCTACACAAGACACAGAACACACTACACATAACACAAAAGAAAAGAAGACACTCGGCAAACGCCTCGCTTCTGATTTTAGTTTTCCAAAAGAATGGGAAGAATTCTGTCAAACAGAACGCCCAGAACTTAGCCCTGTTAAAACCTTTGACCAGTTCAAGGATTATTGGATAGCCCAAGCAGGTCAAAAGGGTGTGAAGTTGGATTGGTTTGCTACTTGGCGTAATTGGGTGAGAAGCACTAATGCACCAAAAATAAACCCTGCCGACAGAGTAAGGCTCACAGTTGCGCCATCAAATGAGCCTGACCCTGCGTTAGAAAAGATTAAAGCTGATGCGAAAAAGGCTGCGCCAATGCCAGACTTTGTTCGTCAGTTTGCTCAACAAGTGAGAAAAGTATGAAAGACTTGTTTGGTGACGAAGAATTTAATTGGGAGAAGGAGTGGGTTGGTATGCCTGAGTTTATTCAAGATGACTTGACCGAGATACACAGCATTACTGTCCACTTCCTGACAACAGAAGACATGATTAAGTTTTCTGAGTTAATTGGCAGAAACATCACATTTACAACCAAGAGTGTTTTGTTTCCTGTAACCCAGACAGAAAAAAAGGTGTGGATAGATGAATCCTAAACACCCTGTTTACATTGTCACCAAAGGCAGATGGGAATCTCGTCTGACGAGCAAAGC